CGTCGATATTTAGCAACGCGTCAATATAAATCCGAAAATTTACCGTCAACAGAATTTGACACAAACTCACCCGAGGAAGCGGCAGTTAAATATATTGTTGAGCGTGCAAGATTGCAAGAAGCAAAACGTATCGATCAAGAATTAAAGAATGCAAAATTTAGGGGTAAATTATTAGATTATGAATTAGTTGACACTTATGTATTTTTGTACCTTGACAAGGTACACGATAATTTAAAACGTTTGGGTAATTCATATTTAGACGATACAGGAATGAAAATTGTTAAATCTGGAAAAGTAACAAATAAAATTCGCGAGGATTGGAATAATTCAATAAATGGAATAATATTTGACGCGATTGAAGATATAAAAAAACGTATTCAAGAAATTCAAGAGCAACAGCAAAAATGATCGAATATTCTCAAACCGACATTGATAAGATTTACAAGTTGTTTTCTGAGCGACCTGTCAAATATCGTAATTTAACGATAGATGAATATGCTACAATTACGACAATTTCGCGTGGGCGTTTTCGAGGTCAACGACACGATAATTCAAGAGCTCCTTACATGGTTGAAATTATGCGTGAAATGTCTCCTCAATCAGAAACGCAAGAAATTTATATCATGGCAGCTTCTCAATTTGGGAAATCTTATACTTCCGGTATTATTTCAAGTTATTATACAACCGAAATTCCAGCCGAGCAACTTTATGTTACTGGTGCAGAAGAATCATCTAAGAAGTGGCTTGAACGTGAATATGAGCCACGCGTTTTATCGATGGGAGTTGAGTTTAAACCCGAAAATCAAGACAAACAGAATAAAAGATCTGGAAACAAAACCAGTACGAAAACTTATCCAGGTGGAGTTATCGATATTGCAACGGCTGGGAGTATAAATCAGTTATCATCAGACACAAAACGAATCATTATTGCAGATGAGATTGACCGGTATCCCAAACAGTTGGCAGCGGGTCAGGGTTCAGCGTGGGATAACATGATGGCGCGTGCGAAACAGTGGGGAAGTCAACGGAAAATATTAGGAATATCAACACCAACCACTTACGATGAGTCTTTAATTTATAAATTGTTTCTAACTGGCGATCAATGTTATTATCATGTGCCTTGTCCGTTATGCGGTGAAATGCAAGAGATTGTTATTTTCGGCCGTGATGGATATGGATTGACTTGGCAAACTTCAAAGGATGTTGTTGTTGAAAAATCCGTTGAATATATTTGTAAAAAGTGCAATAAGGGATTTTCAGACAAATATAAATTCGACATGCTTAAAAATGGTAGTTGGATTAAAACTGCTGAACCTAATCCGTATGTAAGAAGTTTTCAAGTATCGACTTTAATGTCAAACTTTGAGAGTTGGTATAACGTTGCTATTGATTATAATAAAATGCTTAACGGTCAAATATCAAGACAAGGTTTCTGGAATTTGACCGGCGGAAAGCCTTATCGAGATATTGGAAGCCGTCCACGTGTAGAAAAAATAATTGAAAATCGGGGTAGTTATAAATCCTTAACAGTACCAAGGGGAGTGTTGTATTTAACAATCGGGGCAGACGTTCAACAAGGGGCAGAACGTTATAGGCAAATGAGTAATGAAGAATTAGATCAAGTAATTTTGCAAGCCGAGGATAAAGAATATCTTGAAAAATCAAAACTACCGAGAATTGAACTTGAAATTTTAGGACATGGGCGAAGTTGGCGGACTGCTTCCATTGGATATTTGCGTTTTTATGGTCGAGTTAATGACCCTTATAGTGGGGCGTTTAAAAAATTACAAGACTGGGCAGAAAAAACAGATTTAATTTTTTACGATCAAACAGGACGGAGAAAATACGACACAAAAATTATATTTATTGATTCGGGAGACCAGTCGCCCGAGGTTCAAAACGTTGTTCAAAGTTTTTGCACTGGTTGGAATAATACATATCCGATCAAAGGATTTTATAAACTTAAAACTCGTAAAGATGAAAAAAAAGATGAAGTGACTGGACAATTGAGACGTTATAGGATTGTAAAAGATGGTAACGATTATTTATATCAGATAAATACGATTTTTTACAAAGAAAAGATTTACCAAAATTTAAAAATACCACGTGATTTAGATTCTGACATTTTGACAGATCAAAGACCTGGATTTTGTGACTTCCCTATTGAATATAACGAAAATTATTTTAATATGTTGACTGCTGCCGAAAAAACCAGTGATGGCGGATTTAATTCTGGGAATAGACAAGATGAAGCATTAGATTGTCGGGTTTATAATATGTGTGCGGGTGACGTTTATTTAGATAGCTTAGTACAAGACACACGTATGAAATATAAAGACAAAGTCACACATGACCAATTGAGAGCTATTGACCATAATTTTGTACTTGACATATTAGAGAGGTCGGTATAAATGACATTATTTCATTTTCTCTCTTTTCCCCGTCTGAAAAATGGCGGGGTTTTTAGAAAAAAAAGAAAAAAAGTTGACGTTTCTACTTAATTTTAGTATATTGTTATTACATAATTTTAAGTAATATATGAGACTCGCACCCTGATATATTACTTAAAAAGGTAAAATATAAAGCCTTGTTAATCTATACGGTGCGACACCAAACGGTGGTATAGGTTAGCAGGGCTTTTTTATTATGAAAATTAAAGAGGTAAATATGCAAGAAATTACAAGACAAAATGAAAATTATATTTCAGTAAGGGAATTTTCTGAAATGACTGGCATTCCTATTAGAACGATACACAACTCTATAAGTAGAATTTTTCCTGAAATAAAAGTAAAAGGCAAAACGACTTATATAAGTGAATATCAAGCTGGTTTAATAAATAAAGATTTGAAAAATTCACACAATAATAGCATTGCCAGTACTGGCAAAGTAGTTATGACAAAATTAGAAAAAGCTGAAACGATAAAAAAAGCCTTTCAGTATATAAATGAAGAAGTTGAAGAACTAAGAAAGAAAGTTGAAGAAAGAGATAATACTATAAATTTGTTAGTACATGACTATACTAAGACATACACATCTACAGAAATTGCAAAAGAATTAAATATGAAATCAGCACAAGAATTAAATAAAACACTAGTTGAAATGAAAATTCAATATAAATCAAATAATTCTTGGGTATTATATTCTGATTATTCAGATAGAAATTACATATCACTAAAAGAACAAGTTCTTGATTCTGGTAAAGTTGTTTATCATAGACTATGGACAGGTAAAGGTCGTAAGTTTTTATTAGAATTGCTGTCAGATAAAGATATTTAAGTAAATTTAAAAGCCCGCTGGAGCTTCATCCAGCAATTTTTTTTAAAAAAGTGTAAAGAAAGTTGACGTTTGAATATAAGGTGGCTTTTTCAAAACGTACCCTTATAGATACTAAAGGTGAGATTGTCCCTTTCAAGTCGGTCATGGCGAGGCTCTCATTATCTAATAACTTTAAACACTCCGCCGAATGATTCAAACATTTTTTTAAAATTTTCCTGACATTTTCTAAGTTTTCCAGTCGCTTTAACTTCATATCCGGTAGCAACTGCAATTTTTTGTCCTATCATATCGGGTGTAATTTCCACGCACTCCCAACCGAATAAATCAGGGAAACCTTTCGGCATTCCGTGAAACGGCCTCGGGTTTTGAATTGTAATTGATGTTTTTGTTTTGTTTATAATGTTACCAGTCCAACCCATTCCGCTATTAGTGCGAAACATACGCATATTTTTTGGTAGGTTTAACAATGTTTCATTTATTAAATTCTTTTCTTTTATTCCCATATACCCACTAACGAAAAAAAACGTTAAATGTCAAGAAAAAAACTTGACAAAATATATAGGGTGTGTTTAGTGTCCAACATGGCTTGTATAACGCCCGCGAGGCGAACACAATTGTTGACTAAGATTTCAAGGCTTGAATCGCAGCTTGAAACACTTTACACCGCTTATGAAACTATGATTTCGAGCGGTGTCTCATCATATAAATTTGATTCCGGAGAAGGTTCACAATCTACTAACTACAGATCATTAAAAGAAGTATCAAATGAGATTGAAAGAATCGAATCACAAATTGAAAAAGCATACAAACAGCTTAACGGCGGTGGAATTGTAAACATGAATTTGCGTAGAAAAAATTATCAGAGCGACGGGCGGATAATTTGAAATTTTTTGATAAAATAAAATCAATAGGCAAGAAAGTTATAAACGTTAAGATGTATAATTCAAGACGTTATAGCGGTTCGTCCGGTTCAGGCGGTGCAAAATACGCTTATGGTATATCTGGAGATGGTGAGGGATACGTTGTTGACCATTATCGGACACGTCAAAATGCAAGAACCATTTCCCATGAGTCCGTACATGCTCAAGCACTCATAAATCGTTTTGCAGATTCTGTTGTTGACGTTGGTTTGAAATTAGAGCCTACACCCGATGCAAAAATATTGGGAATTGATAAAGAAAAATTACAGGAATGGGCTGAAGATGTTGAGTCGCGTTTTCATTTATGGGCGATGTCGAAAAAATCAGATAGAACAGAAACAAACAATTTTTATCAAAACCAAAGATTATATTCTAAATTTTCAGAACGCGACGGTGATATTTTCACGCGATTATATTATGTCGCAGATAAAGACGCGATAAATCCCCTACAAATACAGTTTATAGATCCGGACCAAATACGCGGTGATGCTTATACGGCAAGTTATAATAATTACTATGTTGACGATGGAATTACAAGAGATTCAAGGGGTCGCGAAACGTCATATAAGGTATTTATGCGTAATTCTGATTACTCATATAAATACGTAGAAGTTCCACGTGTTGGAGTTCGGTCAAAACGTGTTTTTATGCTACATGGTTTTTGTCCCGAGTTTGCAGGTCAACAAAGAGGTATTTCCCCGCTTGCTCACGCATTACAAGAATTTCAAAACATAACGGATTTTAGTCTTGCAAAGATTAAAAAAGCGATAAATCAATCTAATATGACGATGTATGTCAAACCGTCGGCAGATAATCCGTCAAGCAATCCTTTCGAGGATATGTTAAGCACGCCCGCAGGTGTAAAAAAACAGGTTTTTGATACGGGTTCTGAAATTGTCGTTGCTTCAGAAAACGACTTACCATCAGTTGAATATTGTGCATTACCAGAGGCAAACGTCCAAACTCCGGGAAGTACTGCGGTTTTTAATCTTAATGAAGGTGAGGATTTAAAACTACTAGGTGACAGTGTCGCGGTTGATTCCTATGAAAGTTTTGTAAATGCGTTCGTATCTCATTTATCGGCGTCAATGGGAATGCCTGTTGAAATGTTGTTAATGAAATTTAATGCTAACTATTCGGCAAGCCGTGCAAGTTTTATAATTTTTTGGCGGATATGCCAAATCAGACAAGAAGAAATGAATTCTGATTTTAACAATCCTATTTATGAGGCATGGTTGAATGAAGAAGTTGCAGCCGGTCGTATTCAATGTCCGGGATTTTCTGATCCTATTTTACGCCGTGCTTGGTTAAATTGTAATTGGATTGGTGCTCCGATGCCGTCTATAGATCCATTAAAAGAAGCGAAAGCTCAAAAAGAAAATCTTGATATGTCGGCAACAACTATAAAACGAGTTGCCCGCCAATTAAATGGAAGCAACGCAAAAAATAATATTTCAGAAAATAAAAAATATTTTGAGGAATTACCTATCACTCCGTGGAATGCAAAAAATCAAGTTGTAGAAATGGAAACAGAAACAGAAACAGAAGAGGAGGATTCAATAAATGGCAAATCCTGATCCAATAAGTTGTCCAAAAAATCAATGGACTAAAGTTGCTACAGGTGTTAAAAAAGGCGGAATATGGAAGCGTGAAAATGCTACATATTTTCAAACATATAGACAGACCGGAGAAGCTGCTCCAACTTTGAGAACTGATGAGGCTAAAATATTCGTCGGATATGATTTTGTTGAGATTAAATCAGATACAGATATTGACATTTATATTTATTGTGAAATTAACGACGGTAAAGTGAGGGTTGATATATGATTAAACCATCAATACCATTTATAGGAAATGGAATTTTAGAGGGTGGCGGTGGGAGCTATACACCAACAGACCAAGACAATATAATTTATGTGAGTAAAGCCGGTAGCGATTCTAACTCTGGTAAATACTTAGATAAACCTAAATTAACAATCGGGGCAGCAATAACCGCAGCAAGTGCTCAAACTCCAGCGAGTGATAATAGATTCAGAATTGATATTTTAGACGCCGGGGATTACACCGAAAATTTAACTATTCCTGAATGGGTTGGAGTATTAGGGTTGGCTGCTTTAATTGACGGTAATCATACAGTCGCAGATAATACGGCATTATGGGCGTTTAGATTAGTGGCAAGTTCGGGAACTTGTGTTTCAAAATCTGCAGGAACGGGGAACGCTCTTGTAAGAGCAGAAAGGATGATCTTGACGAACGGGTCAAACGGAACACTTGTAACAAGCGGTGAATTGATCTTTGAGTGTGGCGTGGTTGAGGTTGAGAACGGGTTCGGGTTTGGCTCTACCTCCACAGGGCAACAGCAAATTATTGCAAATCAAATTGACATAACCGGGACTGGTATCGGTGCAGGCGTTTCCGGTGCTGGGTCTATGTGTGTGCGTGTGAATTGCATGGAAGATTCTGGTAGCGGAACAGGGTTATTGACGGCAAGCGGAGCGACAATAAACGCAACCGTAAACAGAATAAATTGTACAACGGCAATCAGCGAGGCCGCAGGGACGACGCTGAATCTTATTTGTGGGTCAGTTACAGGAATAGAAACGAGAGCTGGGAGCGGAAAAACTGTCAAGGCTGATAACGTTGCCTTATTGGATCAAGTTAATACATTTTCACAATTTCCGGTTACTCCTAGTTCAGCACCTATCACTGATTATCAAGTGGCAAATAAAAAATATGTGGATGATACTGTTTTACCTGTGAGTGAATCAGTTACAAAAACAGGTAGTAATTGTTTGACATTTAATGGTTCTAACAATTATATTTCAGTTAATCCAAACACTGATTTTGATATAAAAGATGTTTCAGCCAAACCTTTTGAAATTAGTTTTAGTGCTTATATTGATTCTACCACAGTTCCTTCATCCGATAATGTATATTTTGTTGCGATAGGAGAAGTCTCTCAAAATACTATAATGTTTGGACTTACCGATGACGGTGGGGATACTTTAGTTAGGATTTTAGGGTCAACAACTGGTTCAGGTTGGACGATTCTTGAAGCAGGGTCAACTCCAATAACAGACGGAATACACGACTTTGTTTATTCAAGAGATGTAAGCGGAAATTACTTAGTTACTGTTGACGGAGTAACACATCTTTCCTTTACAAATACTGGAGACTTGTTCGTCTCAAATAATGTAATGAAGATTGGAACTACTTATAATGCCGCCAGTGATTTTTATGAAGGTATATTCTACGACTTTGATTTTAAGGTAAATGGCTCATCAGTTGTAAAATATCCTCTTGCTGAGGGTGAAGGGAAAATAACATATGATGTATCTGGAAACGATAATCACGGAACTATAAATGGAACTTTAACTAATATATGGGATAATACCCAAGATGAGTTTCACTACAATAATGATTACGGTTGTTCAAAAGCAATGAAATTCAATGGCACTAATAACTATATTTCTGTAACAGATAATGCCTTCAATGTTAGTGATGTTTCTGCAACGCCATTTGAAATAAGATTTAGCGTTAATCTAACCGAAGATGTTTTAGCTGGGTCATTAACAAGCTTAGTGACAATTGGGACTACTGACTATAATACATTGCACATAGGTGTAGAATCTACAAATAAAATAAGAGTAATATATTCTACTGATGGTTCGGCGTGGACAATACAATTATCCAGTACTGCATTATCAAGTGGTTGGAATGACATAGTAATTACAAGAGATATATCAGGTAATTATATAGTAACATCAAATAGAGTTACTTATTTAGATTTTACAGACGCTAATGATATTTTATTAAATAATTATGAGATGCATATAGGTGCTCATTATTCGCTAAGTGCTGCTTATTATTTCCATGATGAATTATTTAATTTTGATTTCAAAGTAAATGATGTTTCTGTCGCCAAATATTCAGGGACTGAAACTGATTCATGGACGGACTTGTCAGGTAATAGTAATGATGGAACTGTGAACGGAACTGCTACAAGTCTTATTTATATTCCCGCACTAACTGACCTTTCAGAAAACGCTATCGGTGGTGAAATTCAAAACCCAGCAGAAAGGGGTGGGACTGAATCAAACGGTTCAGAAACAACGGTTGAATTAGTTGTAACTATGGAAGCTGATGCTTATAACTTTAAAGCTATAGAGTTAACTGATAGTACTAAATTCTTTAAACCCAACTCAGGCACTACGGTGCAGAGACTCGCATTAACCGGAATGTCTGGCGGAGAAGAGTATTATGACACCGACCTTGAGGCTAAGTTTTTATATAATGCCACACTAAGTGCATGGGTGGAGGTGTAATCATGGGAAGTTTCTTCAAAGGCTCCACTCTCTACCGGGAAGATGAAAACGGGGATTACTTGAAAGTGAATGACTTAATCCCTGTTAATCATTGGAAATTGCAGGAAGCAAGCGGGACGGATGTAAATGATTCAGGGGATAACCCATTAACCCTGACTAATTCCAATGCTGTTGTTGATCAGACGGGAAAGATTGACAAAGCCTATAGTTTTAATGGGACGACTGCTTATTTAAGAGTTGAAGCCCCTTTACCTAACGATAGTCAAGGGGCTTTTTGTGCACGGATTAAAACAGCGACAACAGAAGAAAACACAACTATAGGGTGCTTGACAGATACTAGCGAAGCAGGGCAACTTTATGGTTTCCAAACACGAAACACGGGATTTATAGGTTTTGTGGGCTTGAATAGTGGGTTTACAACAAATGCACTTTACGGTAATACCCAGATAAACGATGATAATTGGCATTTTGTAGTGGTACAGTCTACCGGATCAGCTTATGAATTATATGTTGACGGTGTGGCAGAAACCATAACGATACAAGCAGGAAATAATGACGGTCGCTGGTTTAATAGTTCTTCTGATTTCGATACAACTTTAATTGGAGCGTTAGAAAGGTCTGGGACTCAAGAAGGGTTTTTTGATGGCTTAATTGAAGATGTAAGGTATTATGACAGGGCTTTAACTGAGCAGGAAATAATGGCAATATACAATGAAGGTGAAGGAACTTATTCCCAAAGTTTTGTAAGATCTTATCCGACTAGAAAGCCTCCCGTTAATCATTGGAAGTTACAAGAAGAATATGGTACAGATGTAAATGACAGCATGGATAATTCTAGGCTGACAAACATAAACGCAACGGTAAATCAAGCTGGAAAAATCGGAAAGTGTTATGACTTTGATGGTAGTGGACAAAGACTAAGAACAACAGCCCAGCCAACTGGGCTAATAGGGTCCTTATCTTTCTTGGCTAATATAGATTCTTTTGATAATAGAGCAATAATAACATCAAGCGACGAAGCAAGCACCAATTATTACTGGTCAATTCGTTTTGTTTCGGGAAACATAATTCAAATATTGACAAGAGAAGGTGCGAGCAGTTACACAACAGAAGGCACAACATCTTTATCTACAGGAGTTTGGTATCATTTTGTAGTAGTTAGCTTAGGCGATTCTTATAAAGTCTATATTAACAGTACTGAAGAAACTCTGACAGGAGACAATGATGGTAAATGGTTTGGAGATATTTCGAATAGAGACAATTTTGTAATCGGAGCTTTTCAAAGAACTTCTGTTAGTGGCGGATTTGACGGTAGAGTCGAAGATATTAGGCTTTACGATTATGCTTTAAGCCGACAGGAAATAGATAATATATACAATTCAGGGAGAGGTCTTCTCTTATGAATAACGAAATAAATAAAGAAATGTTCACAGCTTCAATCGATAAAGTTTTTGACAGACTTGACAAGATTGAAAGCGGTATGAATGATAAATTTGAAAAACTTGAAAATCATATTGAAAAAATTGAACAACAGAATACAGGTTTATCGGAAAGAATAATTGTGCAAGAAACAAAATTTGATTCTTTAAAAGATTCCGTGAAAGAAGAAAAAAATGAAAATGAAAAAGTTCACGGACAAATATTTGAAAAAATAAGAATCTTGAAGCACGATGTTCCGGACATGGTCGAAGCTGAAAATAACAAACAAAACCTAAAAATAATTTCTACAGCCGTTGCAGTTTCAGGTGCGGTTATGGGATTCGTACAATTTATAATATGGGTGTTTAATAAATGAAAAATTCACATAACGACTATAAAAATGAAAACTGGTTCTTTGATGGCCTTAAGGAGGGTTGCGAAATATTCGAGTACGATGTAATGTCTGACAGAAAGGGACGATTATATATTGCTCATAATTACAAGCTTCCATTCTTCAGAAATTACAATGGTATTGAAAGGTTAAAAAATATATCTTATATCCCGATATGCAAATATATTTATATAGAGATTAAGACCGGGAATAAAAAATCTTTTTCTTATATTTTCAGCTTGCTAAAAACTTTATCTATAAATTGCACCGTAATTCTTGGCGGTGACGATTATAATTGGTTCAGCAAAATGTTTCAAAAACGCAGAGAATTGAGAGACGAATTGTACGAATGCTTAAAAGATAAAATTGACATTATGACAATTGAAGACGCAAAAGAAAAACTTAAAATTGAAAATATTGACGCATGGGAGTATTAAAAATGAAACTATCTAAAAACTTTCAACTAGCAGAATTTGAGTATTCTGACACAGCATTCAGTGAGAATATTGACAATTCGATACCGCCGCAATATCTACCATCAATACAGAATTTAGTCAATAAAGTATTGCAGCCCTTGCGAGATGAAATAGGTCCTATAATAATAACAAGCGGATTTAGAAGTGACGCTTTAAATGATGCTATTAGTGGAAGCTCAAAAACATCACAGCATATGGTTGGAGAAGCTGCCGACATTATATCTAATAAATTATCAGCAAGAGAAATATTCAACAAGATAAAAGAACTTGATCTTGATTATGATCAATTGATATTTGAAAAGAGGCGTGATGTAGAATGGGTTCATGTGTCTTGTAAGTTAAATTCAAGAAATAGAAAATCAGCTTTTGACATTATTTTTATATAGGTGGATAAATGAATAGAATACCTTGCGAAGTTTATACTAGAGTGGTCGGGTTTTATCGTCCAGTTGCACAGACAAATAAGGGCAAGCAGGCAGAGATTAACGACAGAAAATTATATGATGTGAACGAAAAACTAAAGGAGTCCTATGATGTTAAAACTACTTCTTAAACCACTAAGAGAGTTTTCAAATTCTATACTCAAACTGTCAATTTCAAGTTTGCCGATTATCGGAATACTAATTGCATTGATATTTTTCCCTTCAATGCTTGCACGTTGTACGTCTTTTGAGCCAGTTATAGTGAAAGACGGCGATCATATCGACCTAGAGCGATCTGATTACTATACTACGCTGAAGTTTTATGCACAGGGCGGAGTAAAAGACGCCGCTCATATCGGCACAGTTTACAATGCAGTCGAGCAGGCAGACAAACGAAAACTTAAAGAAGAAAAAATATTGAAATGCAGTAAGTTATATTTTGAAAACGGAGTTGTTAATAAAGAAAACAGAGAACAATATAATCTTTATTTGGAGTGTTTAGCAAAATGAAAACGTTATTCAAACAGATGTTTTATAAAAGTAATAAACCATATCCGCCATATATATATTTATGGATTTTATTGACGTTGGTTATCGTGTCAATTATTTTAAGTTTTTTTAGCTTGACAGATTCTACACTAACGTTAGGCTTGTGCGGGTTCGTTTCGGTTTGGTATGGTTTGTTTAATTATGGGGGTAATAAATAATGAAAGAAATATTTATTGATGGTGTAATCGGTTGGGACGTTTACGCTCAAGATATAAGAGACCAATTGAAAGATGCAAACGGTGAAGACGTTAAATTCCTTCTTTCTTCTCCGGGCGGTTTTATTTCGGAGGGTTTGGCAATTACAAATCTTATGCGAAATTATAAAGGTAAAATCAAATGTGAAATTACGGGCGAAGCTGCAAGCATGGCGACATATATTGCAATGTTTGCCGATTCCGTAACTGCTTATGACAATTCGGTTTTCATGATTCATAACGCTCTTGGCGGAGTAATGGGAGACTATCGAGAAGTAGAAAAGTATTCAAAAATGCTTGAGTCAATGACAAAAATGTTGGCTAACGCTTATATTAAAAAAACTGGAAAATCTGAAGAAGAAATAAGAAACGCAATGAATGAAGAAACTTATTTATTCGGTTCTGAAATTCAAGAATATGGTTTTGCGGATGAAATTATAAATACACAAGACGAATTAGACGCTCTCAATAAAGTTGAAAAAATATCAACTGTAATGCTTGATGTTCAAAATGCAAAAGACATTATTAAAAAAATTGGACAAAAAGAAGATTTTGAAAATGCAGCAGCAATGATAAATACAAGAGTTTCAAAACCCGCTGAAGCGGGAGAAAATAAAACGGAGGTCAAAATGACATTAAACGAATTTTTGGCATCTAATCCCGAAGCAAAATCAGAATATGAAAAAAGTATTTCTGAAGCTAAAAACGCGGGTGCAGATGAGGTAAAAATGAGAATTGACGAAGCGGTAAAATTTGTTAATTCTAATGAGTATTCAGCAACGATTAAAGAGGTTGCAGTAAAAGCGATGAAGGGCGAAAAGTCAATTGAAATGCTTAATGATTTAGTTTCAGTTCATGACGAAATGAAGCAAGGCGTTATTTCACAAATCGCACAAGAAGAGCAAGCAGAAATTGAAAACGTTACTGCACAAGTAGAGCAACCAGTTTCTGAAAATGGCGTTGTTAAAAATGAAAATGATTTTCACGCTCAAGTCGAAGAAATGAAAAAACACATGGGGGTTAAATAATGAGTGTTCAAAATTCAGGAAATATTAGCACAGTCTCTTTTATGAGAGACGAGTCACCTTCAGCGGTTACAAGAACCAACGAAACAATTGCACAAAATGGCTCACGTTCTGGGGCGTTAGCTCCTTATACGTTGATGTCAAAAGTTGCAAGTTCTGGAAAATGGGTTCCGTTCACCGATAACACAGCGACAGACGGTTCAGCGGTTCCGCAGGGAGTTTATATCGGTAATGAAATTACTGAAGCAGCAATCAAAGCTGGAGACATTGAAGGCGTTGAAATTGCAGTCGGTAATTTTATTTATACTAAAGATTTACTTGTAATTGAAAACAGTAAAGACCTTGATACTGTTATTACAGGTGGAACTTTGACTTTCGATGCTGGTACTGGAGACAGTTCGGCAAGTTTGGCAAACACAATTGTACTTACTGTACGCGACGTATTAGCGTTTAGAGGTATTTTTGATAACGACTCAATAGACATAACAGCTTACGAAGCATAATAAATAGGAGGATTTAAAAATGGCATTAACTACTACACCGTTGGCAACTGATAATTTTAGTCGGTTCATGGCGGAATTTTTCGACGAAAGAGAAGTGATCGGCGTTTCGACTGCCGCTCAAGCATTTTTCGGTAGACCCGAAACAGGATCTAAAACATATTTTTCTGATAGTTCAGAAGTTGTTGAAATAGAAATTATTAGAAGCAATGAAAAAACTTCAGCACTTGTCCCACGTGGAAAAATTGGCAAGTCTTTAAACAATAAAGATCTTGATCAGGAAAAATGGACTAACTTTCAAAGAGTTTTCCCTGTTGGCGAAGATATGGGAGAAATTACAGCGTCTCAACTTGCAAAAAGAATTGCCGGCGAAGGACAGTATGAAGGTAAAGAAAGATTGATGAGAGCTAGAGAGCTTGCAGTTTCCTTGTCTAAAGAAATGATTAGAAGACAAGTAAGATTATTTGAAAGACTTGCAATGCAATCACTTTTAACAGGAAAACAAGACGTTATACTAGGAACTACTGACACAAATCTTCAGTATGATTTTAAAAGAGATTCAAATCTTTCAATTACTGTTAGTAATGCGTGGAACTCTGGTTCACAGACTATTATGGCGGATATTGACGGTGCTTGTGATAAGTTAAGAGAAATCGGACACGTTACGCCTGATATGATTCTTGTAGGTGGCGATGCAATGGACGATATGCTTGCAGATGATGACTTTCAAGCTAGAGCAGACAATAGAAGATTCGGACTTATTTCTATTGATATGGACGGGGCTATGCCTTCTAAATTTCAAAAGTTTGTCGATGGCGGTATGGAATGGAGAGGTTCTTTAAAAACTGCAAAGGGGAGAAAACTTTATATCTTTACTTATACAGATATTTATACAACTGACGCAGGAGTTGCGACTGATTATATGGATTCTGACAAAGCGATTATTGCTTATTCAGGTGCAAGAGCTGACAGATATTTCGGACCAGCCGACGTACTTCCAGTTGATACAGAAGTTAGAAACTTGTACATGGATTATTTCGGTTTTTCTTTGGATGCTCCAATGATGCCAGGAAATATGAAAAATGCAAGTAACGTTATTATGCCTGAGATGTTTCATTTTGACGCATACAAATCTAAAAATAACAAAAATCTTACTATGAGATGTCAAACTGCTCCGATCTTTGCGACAACTCAAACAGATGCAATTGCAGTACTTAAAGGACTTCATACATAATGAAATATTTATGGAATGAGTCTGGTGTTCTAAAAGTAGGCGGCGGAGAAAAAGCCGTCTACATAAAAACAGGTGAAGAAATTCCAGTTGATAGAATGGAAAAGAAATCACTTGAAAGATTTATCAAATCGGGGCAAATTATGAAAGTAGAATATTCTGCAAAAGGTAAAAAAGTTCTTGACGAAAACGTTAAAGAAATTAAAGACGTTAAACAAGAAGTAAAAGAAGACAAATTTAAAGATAAGGCGGATAAATAGTCTTGAATTTACGGGAACAAATACCAATAGACCAAAAAACTATTGAAAATGATTGGGGATTGCCCGTTGTGTTTTACTCACCGAGTGGAGCAATACTAAATAGTGACGCAGAAACCGGAGAAACACTTAAGTCAATTCAGATCCTTTATCCCGCACTTGTTCAAGACATTGGAATCGGCGAAATTATAACACGGAATGTCGTTGTTGTAATGCGTCGATCCGCCTTGTCTGAAATACCGAGCAAGGCAAATTACAATTCTTGGATTGTTGCAATTCCTGAAACACCATCGAGTACTGCAACGTTAGAAAAATATAAACTTGAACAACCGAGAGAAGGCGGGGAAAGTTTAGAATTTATAAGATTTTATCTTAAAAAATTGGAGCAATCATCATGATGACTTTTCGGTCGGTTAAGACCAGCTTGGAAAATATTTTAAAAACTGAAATTGAGACTGGCGGACTTTACGAAGGAAAGTTCCAAGTAATCGGTTATCAAAAAGAAATTCAATCTGCTGAAGA